CAGGATCTTGCCATGTCGCCACTGGATCTCGTGCAGCGTATGTTCAAGTATTGGCGTGGTGACATCATTTTCACATTCAAGATTATTGCATCCCCTTTTCATAAGGGACGTTTGCGTTTGTCTTACGATCCAGCATCACCAGCTGTTCAAACCACTGGTGATACTGGTCCGTATGTGATGAACATGATCTTTGATCTCAGTGAAGGTGAATCGGAGATTGAGTTCCGAGTGCCATACCAGCAGGCTGTGTCATGGCTCACTACCCGCACCAATACGAGTTATGCAGGACGAGCTCATGCGATCACGCCGACTCCTACATTTACGGCTGCAAGCGATGTGAATGGGTACCTAAGTCTAAAGGTATTGACATTGTTGACGGCGCCAGAAGCTTCATCGAGTGTTGATATTCTGGTGTTTGTTCGGGGTGCTGACAATATGGAATTTTCGAACGCTTTGGATGTACAGACTGACATCTCAATGTTCTCCGTTCAAGCTGAGGCTGAAGCAGTTGCGGTTACACCTGGCAATGTTGCGACGAGTGTTGCCACGCGTGGCAGGATTTACATGGGAGAAGAGATTCGTTCTTTGCGACATTTATTGCGACGCACTCACTATGTAGATACACTATCCATGACAGGAACAGCAAATGGATCCGTCACCAACATCACGATGGGAAAGTACCCGCCATATTATGGATATGATGGTGGTGGAGGTATTCATCTGGCTCGAAATCAAGCTGGGTTAGCCAATGTCCCTTTCAATTGGTCGTATACACTCCCTTATCATTTGTTGGCGTCGTGTTTCCTCGGTCAGCGTGGGTCTGCCATGTGGACCTTCACGTCAACTGATCCTTCGGTCAATTTGAGAGTGATGAGGAACAACTCAGCAGCGGTTTCAACAGCCACGACCATTCCGGCAACACCAACGGTAATGACGAATACTGAAACCAACCCAACGGCGCGGGCTCGATACCTAGCTATGCAGAAGGCCGGATCAGGTGGATCATCGGTTGTTGCTATGGACACGCAAAATGGGATAACAGTTTCGATTCCGAACATGGTAAATTACAAGTTCGGTCCCACAAATGCGTTCGCCAATACGGCATGGGGAACAGGTGCGGGTCTAGATTTTGACTCCATCACAGTGCAGGCCACCACATCGAAAGACAACACTTCTACCAAGATTTTGCGTTATTTCTCTGTGGGAACTGATTTCAATTTTCAGTGCTTCATGTACGTGCCAATTTGGCAAGTATATGCTGGCGTGCCTGCGGCACCGGTCTAGGGATAGACTTAAAACAAAAGTGGATTTTATGACTTCTTCACCACAATTCCGAAAATAGAAGTCGGTCGCCATAAGTGCGATGACGATTGATTCTTTCAATCATGCATATGGTCCCCCCTTGTGGGGGGCTCGCGGATAACAACCGCGATAACAAATCAAATTCATACTGACGTGCCAGTGTGGGCGGAGAATTTTCTTCGCCGGATACCTGAGGGTTTTATAAGTTCTGTGTTGACTGTAAAGATTCCCCTCGGGGGATCCTAAGTTAGCATTGATCTTACTTTTACCTCATGTGATCCAACC